ATCTTTTTTAATTTAGGTAATTTAATTTTTGTAGGTTCATTATTTCCGGAATTGATTTTCCTTAACTTAGGTAAATTTAAGCTAACCGGTTGTGGCATTTTGGACGCGACTGCGTCTATCATTCCCACAAATTTTTCTTTCATCATATCAAACGTAAAATTCTTTCGAATATGTTCTGGTTGTTTTCTAGATTTTACTAAATATTCTTTGTACTTTTTATGTACATCAACAAATATTTGACTTGCATAACTATAATTAACAGTAAACCATTTTGAACCTTTTATTATCATTTTGTCTTGTACAACTGATTTATGTACATCGGTTAACTGTCCTGGCAAGAGTACACAATTGTCTGGATTAAGAAAATCAATATGTCCACTCCAATTAGAAGCTATTATTGGCTTACCGGTCATACCAAATTCTAATAACGGACGACCAAAGCCTTCTCCTTTAGTAAATGAAACCATTGCCTTCATCTTAGGATGATTATACAACGAATTTATTTCATTATCCGTAAAATCACCATGTAATAAATAAACACTTGGTCCAGCTGGGCCATATTCACTTATAATATCCCTAATCCGATTTAAACAATATTCCCTATCAATTATACTAAAACCAGCACCGCTTGTTTTTAATACTAGAGCCGGTTTTTTACTTCCTACTTTCTTTTTAAACGTTTCACAAAATGTTTTAATCAACATTCCTACATCTTTTCTATCTTGTCCAAACCCGCCTTGTAACCAATGTCCAACAAAAAGGTAACAAAAATCTTCTTTAATATGTGTTAATTCATCTACTACATTCCTATCCAATTTATCTGTTTTACGATAGACGTTCAAATCACATCCCTCAAATAATATTTCGATAGGAGTTGTTAATTTTAATTCAGCTTCTTTTTGTTTTGTTTGTTCGTTTATTTTATCATAAACAGTACTTGTAAATACATCACTTGAATGTTTTGATGTAGTAATTATTAAGTCCATTCTATTACAACCTTCTAGCCATTCAGCTGAACATTGATTAGTTTCAATTCCAGCTGTAACTCCTATATTATACTTTCCGATTTTTTGAAATTCATGTGGTACAGATAATTGAATAAATATGTCTGGTTGTTTATTGATATTTGTCGTAATTATTTTATCTATAATCGCTTTATGAGTTTCGTCTTGACTATTAAGAGCATTCATAGGACAACTGCCCCATGGGAGTGATACAATAGCTATTTCATATTTGTCTGATGATATTAACGCTGAGGCTAAATCTCTCATGTGATTTCCGTAACCGGACCTAGTAGCTACTGGTCCTTGCATAACAATAAATGGTTTCATACTAATACTCCTGGTGTTTCATTAATTGGAACTTGTTCAACTTTATATAATTTAAATCTTTTTCTTGGCTTCCATTTTTCAAAACATATTTCCATATGTTTAATAAATCCATTCGACATTTCTCTAGCCGACATTCCGGATTCTTCTGAACAAACCCAATCGTGTCCGGCCATTCCATGTTCTTTACGGTTATCTCTGCCCATATCATACCAATATTTAATTGCTTTAGCAACATCTCTAAAATCACATCTATCATCAAAAATATATGGAGTTTGAGGAGATCCTTGACATGATATATTACTCGGAAATACTGGCTTAACCCACTTACCATGCTTTTTATAACGGCCTAAATGATTGGTTGGAAATTCAGGTGTAAAGTCTATCCACTTTCCATTTTCATCTTCAAACCTGCAATGGTCTTGTAACCCTCCTGTAACGTTATTAATAATAGGTGTGCCGGCCATTAACGATTCTGCTCCACTTAATCCAAATCCTTCATTGGAAGCAATATTAATAGTAACATCTGCAATATTATAATAATAATTCAACTGTTTATCATCTATACCAACGCCTGAAAATGTGATATTATAATCATTACATAATGCTCTCTTCACTGCAGGTAAATCTGTTCCATTATCATCCCTGGGTTGAGTATGCATTAATAGTAAGCATTTTTCAGCCTTTTCTTTTGGTAAGGAATCACAAAATGTTTTGTAAGCAAGGATCACATCTCCTGGCTGTTTTCTTCTTATATTTCGATTATTCCAAAATACTACAAATTCTGCGTTATTATTCTTTAATCGAAAGGTCTTATCGAATTCATGATATTCTTTATAATCATTATCCAATGGGGTAATTGGTTTATAAAATTTTTCATTTATTCCATGAGGTACATATTGAACTGCCCAATCTTCTTTTGGATACCGTTTTAAAACATTTTTTACAATATTATTTGTTTGCTTACTTATATTCATTAATAAATCACAAGACTCATAAAAATCTTCGTTCCATTGTGGATAAGGAAGATCGTCCCAAATATTATAATACATCAATGGGATATGTTGTCTGAGCTGATCTTCCATTTGGTACAGCCAACCCCAAAATCTAGGGTCTGTAAAATGTAATATAGCATCTGGTTTTTCTGTTTCTAATAAATAATATAATAATTGAGGATTACCATATCCATTATTGGCATATATCTTAACTGATGCATCCTCTACTCCTGTAACTTTTTGTGTTTCCTCAGATAGATCAAAACATTTTCCTTGGTCAGGATGATTAATAGCTGCTCCAACTTGAACCCAATCATATTTATCTACAGTTCCAATAACAAATTCTTTGGACATAGTTCCTATACCAGAATGTAATCTTAAATCATCTGACAATAATAATATTTTTTTCTTTTTTCTTTTGGGTTTGTCTGGGTCAATTTTACGTAATTTCGGTAACTTGATTTGTTGCATCTTCCTCCTTTATAACCGTTCTTTTTATTTAATATAAATATGCTTTTTTTAGTTTAACACGCGATTTATACGAAACAAAATATATCTTTTTATCTGCTTGATATGGATATTTTACTACGTATACCTTTTTATCTGCTTGATATGGATATTTTACTATATACCAATGACCAGGTTTTTTTGATTCGTATGGATATTTTACCATATATAATAACCAATCTGCTTGATGTGAATAATCTGTCACAAAAACTTTTATATCTGCCAGGTGTGGATATTTACAAAAGTATATTTTTTGTGAGTAACTGTTTACATAAAACAAACAGCTTAATACTATTAATAATATTTTTTTCATAAATAAATTCCACATCGGATACTTGCACTTAACCTTTTTGCATGAACATCACTATAGCCCTGATCTCTTAATTCTTTGTAATTAGTAAATTCTTCGTATGCTAATTTATAAGCATTACAATAACTAATTTTAGGGTTTAATTTTTGTATCATCTCTACGTATCTGTTAATAGATATTCTATCAGTTATTTCCATTTTAATTAATTATTACTATTGGTTTCTTTAATTTTTTAGCTGCTTTAATTGCACTTTCTGATCCTTTACTTTTATGTCCTTTTGGTATTAAAGCACACATTACATCACAGGCCTTAGCAATCAACATATTTCTATGATGGAATTGTGATACATGATATACCTTTCCATAATAATTTTCTGACATCATTGAATACAAATTTCTAGGTGTATGTGCCGGATTAAATTCTTGATATTTAATATCAAACTCTAAAGCAAATTTCTTAGCATATCTATCTGCTCCGTTAGGACATCCACCTGATATTATTGTTAATTTGTCTCCAAATTTATTCTTTAAATTTGTAAACAATTCTTTTACCTTCCGTTTGTTTTCCCATTCTCGAGAACCTATAATCGCAACTTTCATTCTCTAATTCTATTTTCTTTTGGACACAAATCTTGGTTATCTTTAAATTCACAAAACTTACAACTCTTATTGTTCTTACCAGGAACGGCTAGATATTTATTATCTAAATTATACGATCCATCATCTTTAAATCCTACATTAATAAATTCATTAATTTCTTTTAATAATTTGTTCCTAGTTGGTTTGCCGGATGCCGGAATAAATTCTTGTACTCTTTTTTGTGGAAACATTGCTCCATCAAATAACTTTCGTTTTACAATTAAATATTTTATATCAATCATATCTGCACTAAACCCATATTGTTTAGCAAAATATTCTTTATACAAAACTAACTGAGATGATTTTATTTTATCTGCTTTTTGCCATTTATTCCAACCTCGGGTAGACGTTTTAATATCAATTATTTCAATTTTATTAAATACTGTATCTCTTAATACAATATCTAAATAAGCTAACATTTTAATATCTTTATTTCCATCAACAGCTTGGGTATATAATGGCATTTCTATTCCGACTAGTTCATATCCTTTTTTACTAAAATATGCACCGCGGTGGCTCTTGAACCAATCCAAAATTGCTACACCATCATTATAAAACTCACCCAATTCAAATTTAGTAGAAAAATGTTCTTTCGTTTCATCTATGGCCTTTTTATATACGGAAGCCATATTATCTCGTAAGAGTTTATGTAAATCTAATTCATCAGCTGCTTTAACTGAATCTTTATACATAGTTGATATATATGTCTGTAATGTTTCATGGAATGCTGTGCCAAAAATAGTGTGTATACTTTGAGAAAATGTTCTTAATCCTTTTGCATAAGCTAATTCCCAATGTTTAGGACAAGACGAATACATTGCAAACTGTGAATATGATATTCGTTTATCTCCTTCTTTGGGTTCTACTACACTATATTTTAAAAATTTATTCATAATTATTTTATTTGTGGTATCTTATTTACTATGATATTCCATTGGTTTTCAGTAGGATGGCCATCACCAATTGCTTCTACAAATCCAGTAAGCCATGTTATAAATGCCTCTGGAGATGCCGGGTTTGGAGATGCCTCCTTCTCTGTAAATTTTATTTTTTTTGGGCCTTCTTTAATTACTGTCATTTTAAGATTCCTTTTATTTCTTTATCCGATTTACCATATAACTTTAGTAAATCCTTTAAAAATTCTTTTCCTTTGTTGCCAGACGTAAAAAACATATCTAAATATTGATTTGCCTCTCTTTTACTTATCATATGAGTTCGTCTAATGAACTCTACAAGTTCTGGTTTATACTTATCAACCTTGTGTCCTTTAATATATTTTGAAAACATTTTCTTAGCTGGAAGTATATCATAATATAATTGATAAACATGTTTCTTTGATAATGGACCGATTGTATATTGTTGAAATAAATTAATTATTTCGATCAATCCCATGTTCATTGATAACCAGCGATTAATAATATATGGTTGAAATGATTTTTGATCGAGGTCAGATAATTTATCCCAAGGGACTTTCTTATAAGTAATATTAGCTATGTGATCAAAAATAGTAGCCGGCTTCTTCATTTTTCAAAACTTTGTGAATAATTCATTGAACCTGTAATGGTGTCCCATGATCCTGAATAACTTCCGGTTAATGATCCTGAATAACTTCCGGTTAATGATCCGGTTAATGATCCAGTTATATAAGTGAAAGGCCTTAGAAAAGGTTTTTTACATGAAATAAAAGGAGCTATAAAGGCTCCAACAGATATTACTCCACCTATCTTAAGAAAATCACGTCTGTTTTTCATTTACGCTTTATCTTTTAAACTTTTTGGTAAGAATGCTTCATTTATATGTCCACAATCATCACACCTAAAAATCGGAATTGGAACAATTTGTTCTTTGCCGGTTGGTGATAATAGTGCTGATAATCGTTTAAACATACTAGCTTCTCTAAAAATTTGTCCATCACAATTTTCACAAACTATATCATCTAAATCATCAGCTTTTAAATTGATTGATTGAGGTTGTTGTTGCTCTTTTGAATTATCACCTAGTGATCGTATTTTTCCCATTTTAATCCTTTTTATATTATTGTTTTATTTCATTAATTAATTTTACTAACATTGCCATGGAATGTAGTTCTTTATCTACTGCAAAAGTATCTTGGTATTGTGTTTCCGCTAAAATTAAAATAACACTTGCAATATGACCTTTTGCATAAATATCTATTTCATCAAACAAAAATTTATATAGTGCATTAAAATCTCTAACCTTTGAATCTGCTATTAATTTTCGTATTTGTTGAAATGCATCTTTTTTACTGACATCGGTTACTAATATATCTACTAATTTTGTCATATAATTAGCTTCAACCAAACTCTGTTTATCAATTACGAGCTCATTATCAACAATTTGCCGTTGACATGAATTAAGTATTCTTCTAATATCTGGATACCCGCTATTTATTAAAGTAACCAAGTTAACTTTATCATATACAATTTTTTCTGTATCCAATATTTCAACCATGCGTTTTGCCACATCTGTTTTTGATGGTGGTGTAATGCCAAATGTCTGACACCTACTTTGTATTGGGTCAATTATTTTTTCAACATAATTACATGTCAATATAAATCTTGTAGTTTTAGAAAATGTCTCCATTAAATTCCTTAAAGCAGCTTGTCCATTTGGTGTCATATAATCTGCCTCGTCTAAAATAACAATCTTCCATTGTTTAAATGCAATTGTACTTGCAAAATTTTTAATTTTAGTTCGTACCGTCTCAATATTATTTTCATCACTGGCATTGATATACATTATATCAGCATCTACATTATTAGCAATTATTTTTGCTAATGTCGTTTTACCCGTTCCAGCTTGTCCATAAAATAATAAATGTGGTACGTCACCATTCTCTAAATAAATTTTAACTTTTTCAATGATAGTTGCGTTACCAACATATCCATCTAATGTTCCAGGTCGATATTTTTCAACCCATAATGTATGTTCTTGATTTCCAAACATGTTATGCGCTTTGTAGTTGAACTAAGAAATAATTTGATAAATAATCAGGTCCTATAAATGTTACTCTAGCCAAACCAGCCTGACTCACTTCTAAGTACCCTTCTGTTGCATCTTTATTAGCTAACAAGATTTCTTTAAATAAATTGGCTGAGAAACAAATAGGTGATAATTCATTATCTGCTGTCGACTCTGATGAAACATCAAATGTAATTCTATTTGTATTTAAACTTGAATAATTTAATATAATTTCAGTACCTAAAGCATCCTCTCTTACAGCAAAATTTTCTGCATCTGGTAATGCATTTTTAGACTTAACAAATTTTTCTGTAAAGTCGCTTGTTAATTTTATCTTTACATTAAAGTCAGGTAATTGTTTCATTTGAGGTACCTGTTGTATTACTGACATATCAGCTAACATAAAAATACATTCGGTCTTATTTGTATCACTTAAATTAATTGAATAAGTAGTACCTCCTGTACTGTTAACTGCAATTTCGACGTTACTATCTAGTGCTGTCAACAATTTAACTAATTGTGAAGTGGCATAAATTCCTAACTCACAATCCTTTACATTGAAACCATTCATACTTACTTTACCTACTACATTTTGGTCGCTGGCTATAAAATTACAATTCAATGTATTATCTTTACATTCGACCTTTACTGATTCTGTATTACCTGCTAAGTGATACTTATCTATAAAACTGGTTAATTTTTTCTTTTCCATATTATTTACTTTTATTCAAAAAACTGATTAAATACTTGATTATTTACTAAATCTCTCGTGCTGCCACCAAACTTATCATACAACTGTCTATTTTTATTATAGATGTGAATTGCTTTATCTGGGTTCAAAAACATTTCTTCCATGCTCATTAATATCGCATAAAAATCTCTCGGAACTACTGTTTTAAGTAATTCATTATGACATTGAACAATTTCTTCTACTTGCTTTACTGTTTCATTAAATACAAATAAATTATTTAATGTCATTTTCATTGGTACATCCCCTTTATATGTTGATACTTCCCCAAATGTAAATCCTTCAGATGCTGGATGGCCTAATGGATTTGGAACTAAATCTTCTGCAGTATAAGGAAGGTCTTCACCTTTTGGAAAATACAAATCTGTAAACGTCATTTTACTTAATTGTGGAGAATGTAAATATGTTCCGTAAACAGGATATAATCCTGGTGATGATGAATCAGTTGATATTTGGATTCTTCCTCCATAATATTTATTCATCATCTTTTGAAAGAAGCTTAATATAAAGAAGTCAGATATTTTTGAGATTCCTAATATATGTATATATTGATTTCTATTTTTTTCAAATTCTCTATTCCGGATCATTGGAACCAATGCCGACATAAACATCGTTACACGTTTTTGAGCTCCACCAATACACCAACCGTTAAAATCAAAATCTTTAACCTTTTGATACCAAGCTTCATATTCTTCTACATTATTACCTTGAATAACATTTAAAAATTTACATTTACCAGATTGGTTTTCTGCAAAATATTTAAAGTTGTCATAACTAATGTCTAGACATTCATAAAATTTTCCATCATATTTTGCTCTAGGTGGTATATCTAAATTAACTCCTAGATCACAATTAGCTTCTAACCAATGAAAAATAGTTTCTTTAAATTTAGGGTCCCATTTAATAGCACCGGTGGCTAATTGAAATCCTCCAGAATCTCCTAATACTACTACATCATCTTCCAATCCATATTTGTCTCTTGCGTCCATCCATTTATAATGATGGCCGGCAGTTATTAGAAAATATGGATGCCTCCATCTTTCTGGAAATGACTTATCGTAAAACCTGCAGGTTAGTCCGGGTTTAATTTCTTTATTTTTTTTGAAATCACCAGCACATCCTCCGGCGCTTAATGATGGATAATATATTAAATCTTTTTTCATAATTGTAATGTATATTGATATGCACCTTTATATTCTTCTGCTAATAAATGTTCACAATATTCTTTTTCATGCCAAACACAAATTTCTTTATCAAAATCATTAGCGACAATATATCCTTCCATTCGTCTTCCTAAATCAGATCGGTTAACTATATCCGGATGTACTCTAGGCGATTCCAAAACAGTTTCGATTGTTTCTAAAGCACTCTTAACATCAAATGGTTTATACATTCTATCAGAATCTACAAACTCCGGAAAGCTTCTGAAATATGGAAATACTATATCGGCTCCAAATGCTGTAGATTCGATAACTGTCCAAGATACATAATCTTGTAATGATGAATTAAATTGTATTTTACAAGTTGCTAATTCTGTATAATATTCTTGTTTTGTAAGTCCTGTTAATAATTTAAATCTTGGTTGTTTCTTTGCTAACGCTTTTAAAGCATCAATTGCTCCGGGTAACATACTTCTAAACTCTTTTCCTGATGTAGTTACATGCCATTCAAATTTTGGATGAAATTCTAAAAAAGATTCAGCTACTTTCATCATAAAGAATGGATTCTTTTCTTTATCTAATCTAGACGAATAAACTATAGTATTCTTTTTTGTATATTCTCCGGCTGGTAATTTAGCTAATGTTGCGTCTTTATGAATTGGTAATGACACTACATGAATAGGTGCTTCAAATCCTGTTGCTCTTAATTGTTCTTTATGTATTGAACTACCTACAAATATACCCGCCATTCTTTTATCTAATCCTAATTCATATGGCCTCATCCAATCTTTCATCGGATAAGTAAAATCATATTCATCAACTGATTGTGCATGTAACATTGCATATACTTTAACATCTTTATAACCGTATAAATCTAAAGCATACCAAATAGCTTCAACGCCTGGTGTCCAATAATCTTGTAAAAATATAACATCACCGTCTTGAACTTTGTCATCATATAACATTTGTAAAAAATTCTGGCATTGTGATAAACTATATTTTCCTCTACCTATTGCATCTAATACAGCACCTACTTTAATTTCTTGGTCGGGGTCAAAATCGCCTTCAACTTCTACAAAGTTTAATTTGTCTTTATATTCTTCAAATGTTTTTGGCATCCATTCTTTTGATAATTGATATGTATACCGACTCTTAAGTGGTTCAAGACCAAAGTAAAATAAATTTCTTTTCATAATTATTCTTTTATTCTATCAAATTTATAATCATCTGGATTAATTTCCATCATATTACATTTTGTAACTTGATGTACTCTATACCAGCCTTGATCAATTGATAATGTATCTGTTTTCTTTAATTTAGTAACGTTTTCATCTGGGATTCTGTAAATTAGATGTACCTTATTGAATATAGACATTGGAATTTTATCTATTGTTTTCTGATTTGCTTCTACTGTAACATATTGTTTGGTTTCTAATATATCATGAATATCATCCCAATTACCATGTACACATGCCATTTCAATATATTCTATAGTAAAATAGATATGTGGATATTCTTTATAATTTTCTGGTACTTGGCCTCTTACAAATACAGTTTCTATATCAGATAACCTGCCTTCTACTTCTTTACCATACCAGTAACTTTTTCCGTACATCTTTATAACTTTTTTATTTATATTAATATAAGAAATTTTTTACAAACAACCAAATAATTCCATCAAAATATGTTACTTATTTTTTTTAGAATTTATTTCGCTGTAAAGTTTATCACATCGTGAATCAATTGATCTAAAACATTCGTCTATGTTTTGACGACCATTATTATCAACATCATCAATCCTTCGATGTATATCTCCAGCCACCGTTTCAGCGTTACGATAACTGTCATCCATAAATCTGTTGAAATCATCAACATCAACTTTATTGCCTAACCTATTAAACGCAACCACTACAGCTCCCACTATAGCAACTACACCCAATGTTGACAAAACTGATACTAAAATAATTGTTTCCATATTTATTCCTTTCGTTTTATTTTTAATAGAATTATTTTAGTTGAATGTAAAAAATTTACCTAAATTATTATTTTCTGGGATTCTTCCCCATTTCATTGCACCATAAAAATCATTTAATTTATTTGCAAATGCTGATTTAAATATCTTATCATAATTAATATAACTGTTTATAAAATCAACAATTACTTCCGGATCATCAGATCCTTTAATAGCCATTGTTTCTAATCCCATATTATTTTCTTTAAGATACGTCCATTTAATTTTTTCACCATTACCAATTTCCCGGACTTTTTTAATATCATAATGTTTTAATAAATCATTATAATTTATTGCAGATTTAGCATGAACTGGAGTTCCTTTCATTTTAGCCGTAAATGGTTGGTCCCCTTTCCGGGTATATTTTTTTATATTTTTAATTCCGGTTGGAAACATAATTTCTATATTATCTAATGTTTTCATATATTCTTTAAACGTTAAGATCTTTTCATCCAGATCTTCTTTTTTAATATTGTTCAAAATATCTTTTAAAACCTCTGCCATAAACTTTCTGAAGGCCGGAGGGAATGATGACCTTACAACATCTAATCCTTTAACATCTAATTTATTTACTGCATGTCCTTCTGCATTAACAATCCATTGTGCATATCGTTTTTTCGCAACCCATAGTCCAGATTTAGCAACCAATTCCTGTTTAATATGAAACTTATGTGTAGTTACATTATGAAATCTTTCAGCATAAATATCATACGATTTATTTATAAAATATTGAATTGCAGATGCAACTTCAATAGTCTTTTCAGCCATTAGTTGATTATCTGTAGTATCGATATCTGGATGACTATGTTTTATTAAAGGTAATGAACTAAAAAATGTACTGTCTGTATCAGTATATATACAATAATCTTTTTCAACTCCTAATTTTTTTAGATAATATTGATTGCCGATATCAGCAGTAAACTTAATTAATTGTTGCCCTGTACTTGTAACTGCTACTGCATTGTCCGGGTCATTAAATCTAAAGGTTGGATTACCCAAAACTCCATAAAAAGAATTTAACAAAATCTTAGTTACGTGCTGTAATCTATCAAAATATTCTGCTTTAGCAGTATCTCCTTTTTTCTCGTATTCTTTTCTTAAATCTTTATATTCAACTCTTTCTGCAAACCACTTTTCTAATATTGATGGAATAAATCCTTTATTAGTTAAATCATAAACCACTCCGTTAGCAGCAATGGAATAGTTATTATCTGTTAAATATGTTTTTAGGTCGGCTGGTGATTTCCATGACTGTTTATCAGTTGTAAACTCTTGATGTATATTTTTAACATATGAATGAGGTTTGAAATTATCAACTTTACTTACCTTAGTTTCAGGTGATATATTTAATGTCATGATTATGCTTGGATATAGAGACGTTAAATCTAAATCATATACCCATTCATACCTTCCAGGATTTGGTGCCTTTACATAAGCTCCTAGTAAGTCTGTATGTCTAATTTCTTCACGAGGCGGTTTATTTGGTGCTACGATTCCTAATCGTTTCATATAAGTTAAAGCCGCGCCATCTAAATATCTAGTCGCGAAATATACATCTTCATAAGGAACATGACCTTTATGACATATACCACGAGCCAAATCTAATAACTTCATTTTCTCATCTATCTCAACAACAAGATCAACATCATTCATATTATAATCAACATACTTGTTAATGTCTGATTTCATTAAGTCATCTAGACTTCCTTCATATTGGAGTTTTCCTTTTCCTAATTCTTTTTGTGATATAGCTTCTAAAGAATAACTTGATTCTTCATTATAAGTAAAGTTTTTATACAAAGCCATATAATCTAAACAAGATACTCCAGAAATACGATATCTATTTCTATGTTTAAGCCAAATAACATCTTTAATAGGTGATAATGATCTAGCTGTTTTTTCACCTAATATCCGACACATTCTATTATACAAATATGGAATATCAAAGAAATCTATATTCCATCCAGTTATTATTGTAGGTTGTATCTCATAATATTTCATAAGAAACTTACTTAATAAATCAGATTCATTAAAACACGAAATAACTTTATCTGTAGTAATTACTGCTTGTTCTTTATCTAATATCCAAACAAATCTTTGATCGCCGGCAGAATCATAAATTGCTATGGACGTAACTTCATTTTGAGCTTCTTCTGGTGTAGGAAACCCATTTTCAATATCAACTTCTATGTCAATAAATAATGTTCTATGTCCAACTGATATTTCATCTGAATCAGTATATCTATCTATTAATGTACGAGTTTCTGGATTAAGATCTGATTCATATAATCCTCTTTCTTCATTATCAAATTTAAATATTTTTGTAACTCGAGAACCATCTAAGGCAGTATCTTTTCCGGAAGAAGATTTTCTATAAGCATACGGCTTATATTTTATTTTTTGGTGTCCGAGTTTATCGTCCCAAATATGTACGGTATTATCACGCCTCCTATATGATATTGCTTGATACATTACGCTTTAATATTTTCAATAAATTTATAAAATTCTTCTCTAGTGGCTGGATCTTTTTTGAATGCTTTAGATAATTTACTTGTCATCATTGTACTATTATGACGAACTCCTCTTACACAAGCACACATATGTTTTGCTTCTATTACTACAGCTACACCATCATTCTTATCACAAACCTCGTTTAGGTAATCATGAATTTGCATTGTTAAATTTTCTTGTACCTGAGGACGTCTAGCGAACCATTCTACAATTCTATTTAATTTACTTAAACCAATTACATTATCGCCAGGCAAATAAGCTACATGAGCATAACCAACAAATGGTAAATGGTGATGTGAACAAAATGATTTTACATCAATATTTCCTTGAAATACTATCCCATCATATTTATTAACATTTTTAAATGTTGTAATCTTTGGCGGTTCTATATAACAGCCTTCTGCCAGATCATTAACAAATGCCTTCGCTACCCGCATTGGAGTATCATTCGAATTAGGATCATTTCGCCAATCAATTCCTAAAGCATCCATATATTGTCCATAATAATATGATGCATTAGTAATTATTTCTTGACGTTCTGCTTCTGTCCGTGGATCATTTAAATTAGCGTATTTTAATTTTTTCATAAATTATCCTAATAAAACTGATTTACATTTATTTCCTCTTCTATCTAGAAATTCAATAAACTTATCTGAATCAATTTGTACTTGTATCATTTCAACATCTGGAATAGTTGAAAAATTGATACATAAATAATCTTTTTCTGTAAATGAATTATTTGATTCTAATAATTTATTAAGTTTTTCTAAATGTTCTGGCTTAACCCAAATTGTTACTTTCATTTTATTTTCTACTTGTTGATACCATTGCAATTTCTGATTCACGCACTAGTATATATTTTTCATCATTTAATTTAATTTCTTTTTGACTACCCAAATTACTTTTATGTAATAATACTGTATCGCCTTCTTTTACGGCCATTGGAATCATGTTTCCTAACATTGGATTAATTAATCCTGGTCCAATTGATATAACATCTGCATAAACGAATTGTCCATCTATACCATCAACTAAAATAATTCCGGAGGTTGTCTTTTCAGCCTTTTCTTGTTCCTTTAAAAGAACTTGGTCTCCCATTGGTTTCATTTTCATATTCTATACTCCTGTTGTTTTATTCCATGCACTGACATGTAATCTTGTTAATCCTATAAATCCATATTTTTTAGCCATTTCCAATACAAATGCTGTTCTTTCATGAAAATTATCCTGATCGTCTAATCCTGGCATCATACAAATCCGGTTTGGATCAATATTAAATGGAGTTACAAAATCATCTAAAATTTCTTGCAAGTCTTGGTTATTACTAATTACAAATTTAAAATAATAATTGTCATGTTCCATTATTCTTTTAATTGCTTTAGGAACAATTCGTTCTTCTTTTGAATGTCCTGAATTAGCCAATTTTACGGAACAATTAATTTGATTTAATCGATTGAACAATTCATCTCCTATATACATTGTTCCGTTTGTTTCAATTTCATTATAAACATTATTAGAATCATAAAGTCTATCATAAAATTCTAAAAAATTAACAATACATTCTTGATTTACTTTCATTAAGGGTTCTCCACCTGTCCATACTAAATGTACCCTTCCATTATAAATCCAATCATCAATTTCTTGGTCGATCCATTTATCAATCAAATAATGATGTGGTTTTTTATGTCCTTTAATCCAGACTGGAATTGTATCACATGTCCAGGTAGCTACTCCTTTATCATGTAAATCACCTTTAAAATCTCCAGGTGGAAAATCTCCAGTTCTAATTTCTTTCATATGTTTCTTAGAAGCTCCACAACTTAAATTACAATTCATTAATCGTATAAAATAAGCTGGATATCCAGTTGTGACTCCCTCACCTTGGATTGTATAAAAATCTTCTGATATTGGTAAAAAATCTCTATTCATAATATATTGCCGAATTCTTTTTATTTTCGTTACATTCAACTTTAACTACCTTACATCTAGATGCATCTGTTTTAGATAAAACATCATTGAATTTATCATAAACTAATTTAGCCATTGCTTCGGCTCCTAATTTATCTAAAATATGTACTTTGGCTATTCCCATTTGACCCATTTGTTCGAATATATCAACATAAGGATCATCTTTTTCAGCCAATAAAGTATGATCAAACATATGATCCATCCATGATTTTAAGCCATTACCAATTGGTGCATCTTTAAATCCACCAAAATCAACAACCCAATTCATTTCATCCAAACCATCATTAATTGCAGTATCATTTGGTTCAAACCATACTTTAAATTCAAGTGCATATCCATGCAATAATTGACAATGAGAATGTCCTGCTTTCCATTGCCGTAAAGCAATTGTATAATTATCAAATATTTTTGTTGATTGAAATTTGGGCATAGTGTTTTTCTTTTTTCATATTAAATATAAAGAAAATTATTGTAAATACCAAATATTTAATTAAAAATATCTCCAACAAAGAAAATATTTTTGACCTTTTAACAAATGTGACGATGCAAAATCTGCAGGCCTGTTCCTTTGTAAATACTTACGCTTTGCATGATGTCCACGGACAACTACAAAATTTCCAGCATTTGGATACATTTGTTTAAACGGGACACCAGTATATTCACCTTCCTTTATAACACTTCGTGATGTTACTGTATCCCAATACATAGTCTTTAGATATTCTCTATCGTAATATGGCATATACTTCCAATCAAATCCGATACACGAATTTTTAAAATCTAATTCTTCCATAAATTGTTTTTCTTTTTAATTTGCAATAACTGGTCCGGTTAAGGTAATTACCATAAAATTGTCAACATGTTGATTGATAATATCAACCTTTTCTTCAATGTCATCAAGATCTGATAACAGTCCTAACCGCTCAAATAATTTTAGCTCATCAGCTGGCTTTACAACCTTTTTAAAAAACTCTCTGTTAAAGCTTTTATAAAAGTCAACATCGCGTGCTACTGAAAGATCTTCTAATAATTTATTTTTCATAACTTTTAATTTTTAATCTGCTTTGATCTTAAATCTAGACCAAGATTCTTATAACAAAACCAACGAGCAATTTCAAATTCATTTACGGCCATTTTCTCTGCATCATGAGTCAATATACTCTTCGGAAGCCACATATATTTTTCATCTATATCAACACAAATAGCCTTTTCAGTTATTTTTGAAACTGTTCCTTTAGCTACTTGGCCCGGGCTGGCATTAACTCCTCCTACTTGATCTCCGTTATATCGATTATGATAGCCCCAAGATGTATAAGATGTATAATTTAATTTAAGTATTTGACCGACTTTTACTTCCTCGGCCGGAAGTATTGTTCCGTATTTCATGGTTTATAGTGTTTAATGGTTAATTTTCTCTTCTTTATATATAAAGATAAGGAAAAAATCTCGTAAATCCTAGACATTTGATAACTTTTTTATTTTATTTTAACTTCTTCTGGTGTATATGAAGAATGGCCCCTATAAATTGCTTGAATTTTAAACTTACTATTTTTATATTTAGACTTTTGTAATTTTTCATTTATCCATTGAACCGCCGAATGTTCGGAGAATTCTTTTTTTCTAAACACTTCGGACCAATCTTCTTTGATTTCATATATATAATAAAATTTTTTCATATCATCCTTTATAAGTTAAACAACTTCACATGCATTTCCTGCACATGCAATTTCTGCTTTTAAATCTGTTTCATCATTAACTTCTACAACTTCAGATAAATTAATATCTTTAAGACAAGAAAGCATGGTACTATATGTATTTTCTGATATATCTTCCATTGGTAGTTGTGGATAAAATCCGCCATGGTATGGTAATACAGCAAGACCGTTATAATATTCTTTGTTTTCCCACATCCATTCGCCGGCAGCTCCCCATTCATGGTCTCGCAAAGAAATAGTTGCAGAAACATTATGTGTATTCATTCCACTTCTATGACCAGACTTTACCCATTCAGTTGCAACTCTTTTTATTCTTTCCAACATCTGGAATGGTGATTCTGTTCTAACAATAGCTCCAAGTGGTGCTTTTTGAGGAACGGATATAACTGCAGTATCATGAGGCCGTTCATATTCATCTTCAACTAAATCTGGATGATTAGTGGCTAGATATTGATAAATTGCTTCATTCTTTCCAACTCGTATACGTCTAATATAATAATCATTATGCCAAGAATGAATACCTGAAGATGTTCCTAATACTAATGATGTGGTTCCTGCTGGTTTAACGGTTGTACACCTAGCGGCTTTATTAATTCCTAATAGGTTTGCAACTCGTTCATTTTCTGCCTTAACAGACCGCGCAGCTTCTTTCATGTCATAACCTAACACTCTACCACTGCTTATGCCAGTCATTGAAACTCCAATAAGTGCTTCTTTTTCTGTCGTTCTCTGCCAAATAGGCCTTAAATAATGAAAATCAACATATCCAGCTTGTAATGTTCCTATAAAGGCGGCGGCTTTGACTCTTTCATTTAAGTCTTCTTGAGATTCAATGTCGCTTGCATTAACTTCACATAAATTACAAAATTGAAATGGTCTTAAAGCAATCTCACAACATGGATTAGTTCCCCAATCTTTATCATTATTGAAATAAATGCCTGGTTCACCAGATCGGCTTACTTCAACACGTTTCCATAAATCCATAAAAAATTCTTTAGTAATTCGACTACGAACTAACACTGCTGAATTATTAGCTCTTCCTCTTTGTGGATTCAATTCTAATGCTGATATTGTTTTACAAGCAATCATTTCTTCATCGTCTGCCGAAAACAACGATATAAGAGCTGCACGACGGATCCCTCCGGCCAATACGGCATCTGCGATATGACACACAACATCATGGACTTCAAGTGTTGATAACTTCTCTCCATTAGCCTTCTCATCTAATATTCCCCTAATTTTAACTAAACATTCCTTTAACGGTTGAGGACCTGGTGCCTTTCCACCTGATGTGACCAACCGTTCTCCTTTTGAACGAATATCACTAAAATCAAAAACAATATTTGATCCTCCATAATAATATGATTTTACTAAAACCTTTACTGCATCTGCCCAACCTTCAATATTATCTGCAATTAAAAATCTGCGATTACGATTTTCATTTGGCTTATGAATTTCTGGCAATTGTTCTATATGATGTTTCTGTACTGAATAACCAACTCCTGTTCCACCTAGCAATAAAAACATGGTTTCAGAAAATGATCTCCAATCATCAATTGGAAGATATGCACAATTATATATTCTATTTGGACTTATCTGAATAGGCTTTCCGGCGAATTGCAAACTTCTCATAGACGGCAAAATTTTTCTATCATAAACTAATTTATATACTTTTCGAATTTCATCTTTTAGTTCAGGATATTTTTTAATGTGCATGTTTTTGTTCCGGCTGACTATTTCTTTCCAAACCTCGCGACGATTTTTTTCTGGTAAAAACCTCGCGTATTTCATGTGGATTGTGATGTCAGATAATATACTTTTGGATAGTTCCATCTTAATGCTCCTTTATTTTATAAGTTAAATCAATAAAGAAATTGTAACTCGGCCGAGAACCTTTTTCTATGGTTTCTTTGATATAAATATGTGGTTCGCGCGCTTTAACCATCGATTTTGTTAAAAAAAGTAAAGATTTTTTTACTCAAATCCTTCATTAGAAATTTCTTTAAATTTACGTGATAATAACTTTCTTGTATACTCTTCGCCGCCATCTATTTGCTTTTGTGTCTCTTTTCCTTGAACACTAGTCTCAGTAAATATATCAATTTGTCCATTACTCAAATTTAATTTACTTGGAAATGTAATGCCATCTGGACCAAACCTGTTTTTAATTACATGCCATCTTCCAGTTCCTGCTAATTTATCTTGTACCTTTCTAGACAATGATAAGATAAAATCTGCTACCATAACCTTACCATATGATTCAGCAATCTTATCTGCTTCAATAATATCCATTTCTAGTGCACTTCTATTGGCTTGAGATGCTGTCCAAACCGGTACATCATATTCTCCGGCGGTACCTCTTAAATCTTCGTAGATACTTTCTAATACTTGATGTTTCTCTTTTCCGGAGCCAACTAAAAGATCTGCATAATCAACAATAACTATATCAGGCTTTTTGTCTTGCATTATACATTTTTCAATATGTGCACGAATTCCAATTACTGATACTGATTTGGTTGGATAGTATTTAATAATTAACTCTCCATTTAATTTATCAACTGCAGCTTTCACTTCTGATTGATAATGTTTAAGATTTTGATTTGGAATACCTGTAATTACACTATCATATCTTAATCCAACATAAGCTTGATTTAATTCTAGTGTATAATGAACTACAGTTAAACCTTTTTTAATTGCGTTAGCACCTATGTTAATTAATCCCCAAGACTTTCCTATACCAGCTGGTGCTACAAATACTCCAAGCTCTCCTTTTCCTAATCCACCGTCCATTATTTCATTAATTGATTCCCATGGGGTTTCTTTCACATCACGGACAGATTCTGAATATCGTTCTTCTATATTAATCATATATTCATGTCCGATATCTTTATCTGCTCCAGCCTTTAAAGCATTATCGATTTTTGATTTTATATCTTCGTACTGTCCGTTTTTTAATAATTCAACGGAACCTAAAATTGCTTTTTTAATTTCTTGATTCTTACAAAAATCTAGTACCTGATCTTTAATAAATTCCAAATCATTAGCACCAGTATATTTCCAAGCATCTTTAAGATGTGCTATAATTTGTGTTTTTAATACATCATGATCTACTGTATCTAATCTAACCTTTAATACTTCTAATGTAGGAGGACTTTTATATTCGGCGTGGTATTCTAAAATTGTAGTTACAATCCAATTATTTGCATCAGATTCAAAATAAGTAGGTGATAAAATATCTACTATTTGTTGTATAAATATTTTATCAGTGAGCAATATGGTAATCACCTTTATTTGAAAACTATAACCATACGAACTAAGTCTGTCTGTCATACCTATATTATAATAAATTTATTTCAATTATCCTAGTTTTTTCGTAACGTTCTGTAAGCATTAAGAGTATTAAAGGAAGTATTTAGCCAAGTATCAATATCTTTAATAATACTAAACATTTTGTCCGCCATGAACATTTTTTTGAACCCAAAGGTATTGAGTTTATTGATTGGTTGATTCACTCTGTCAGATATTAACATTTTAATATTCCCGGAAATGTCGACTTGCTTTAATTGCATTAATTTTTCGTTAAGGAATATTTGATCTTTACATTCCAATACACGATCATAAATTTTATATTTTGTATCTTTTGCTTCTTTTGTAGCGTAATCTAAAATTTCTGATAATTGTACTTTATCATCTGCTACCAATGGAAAATATTTTATCAATGATTTTAACGCAACTCCTTTTACTCCAGGAATGTTATCGGTAGTATCTCCTGCAAATATTCTGTATAATAAATAGTTATCAGCTGGTAATCCTGTCTCTTCCTTAAGTAATTCTGGTGTATATAATTTCTTTTTAATCGGACTCCAGACAGAAATCCTATCATTAACTAGTTGTAAAAAATCTCTATCCGTAGATACTATCTTTACTTTTTGTTCCGGTAATGTAAAAATCTCATTTGCAATATACGCTATGGCGTCATCGGCCTCAATATTATCAATTGATAATGATAGTATTGGTAAAAAATCTAAATATTCTGCTACCCGTGCAAATTGTTTGTACATTGAAGCTTGTTCTTCATCATGTGATAAAAATTCATCATACCTATTAAATTTAGTTTTTACTGCACGATTAGCTTTATAATCTGGAAATATCTTTTTTCTCCGTTTACTTCCACCTTTACCATCAAAACAAATAATAACTCTAGTAGGCTTTAATTGTCGTATTGCAGCTGCAATTGATCTTAAAAATCCTGTAACTCCTCCAATATGATCTCCATCATCATTTAAAGCTGGTATTGCACTAAATACACGGATAAAAGTGTTGAGGCCATCAAATATTAATATGTTACTATTAACGTCTGTTACCTCAACACCTTTTTCATGTTCTGATATAACTTGCTTAAACAATTCTTTATATCGGTTCATTATCCCTCTTCATTTACAAATTCCTCTTCAATTTCGATATCATCAATCCCAAAATCCTTTCCTGGTTTATACGCTAAAATATACGCATCACAGATAGCTTGATAAATTTCATCTTTAAGTTTTTCATCTTCTTCAAGTTTACTCTGAAAATCTTTAGATAAAAATTTTACTTCTGTTCCATCTGATTTTGTATATGTATACCAGGCACCAGCTGCATTTACTAAACCATAAGTTTTCATAACATTTAGCCAACCACCATAATTATCAATACCTGATTCAAAATAGATATCATAATCAATTGATTTCAAAGGCGGTCCTAATCGATTTTTAACCACTTGGCATCTAGTTTTGATACCAATAACTTGGTCTACGCCATCTTTTTTTACTTTAATCTGGCCCATCGATTTTAAACGTAACCGTACTGATGCATGAAATGGAATTGCTTTACCTCCAGAAGTTGTCCATGGATCTCCAAAGGCGATACCCAATCTTGAACGAAGCTGATTAGTAAAGATAAGACATATCTTTTCTCTTCCAATCATATTTGTAATTTTACGCATACCTTTTGATAAAATAATAGCTTTGCTAGTTGCCCAACCATCTTTATCATAATCTGCGGCTTGTTCAATTTTTGTCGAAGCTCCCATTACTGAATCTACTACTATCGTAACCAATCTATCTTTATTAGATTTTCTTACTGATTCAATAATACTTTCTATAGCTTCAAAGATATCCTCAATGTTGTCCAATGGTACATAGAGCATTTTCTCCAGGTCTAAACCTATTGCTTCGAGAAACTCTCGGCTAACAGCATTTTCTGTATCAATGTAAACGGCCAATCCATCTTTTTCTTGAGTATTGGCCAATGCATGTGCTGCTAATAATGATTTACCTGATGCTTCTAATCCTGTGATTTCCGTAATTCGTCCTACTGGAAATCCTCCTTTTGGTCTATTAGATATTGCCAAATCAAGCATAGAAGAACCTGAACCTACCCAGCCTTTAACATCACTGGGCGAATCCGTGTCTCCATCTAAAAAATACGCAACTTTAAAGTTTGAATTTTTAAACTTCTTGTTAAGATTATTTGCTAACTCTCCAGCCAGTTCATCGACTAGCTGTCCTTTTGACTTTGCCATTTATAACCCCTGTTTTATTTATTGAATAATTCATCAAACGCGCCTGCAACGTCATCGACATTACTTACGCCAGCAGTTACAGGTTCAGATGTAGTTGAGTTAGTTTCCGTAGATGTAGTTGGTTTGTCTTCATCTTCAGGATTCAACCAAGCTTCAAGTGCAGCTTTAAGATCATCATACGATGGTTCTTTAAAGATTTTAGTCAATTCTGGTTGATCTCCCACAATTTTATCTAAAATATTTTTATCATCCGAAACATGTGATGTATTTGGTTTTACCCTAATACTTGTTTTTGGATAGCCACCACCTTCAGCAGGTGTAAATTCTACTACAATATCACGTCCATTAACTGGATCGGTAATATCGCCGTAATCTGGATCTGCAATAAATCCTAATAACTCTTGGTAAACTGTTTTTCCAAAACCCCAAAGTTTAACACCTTCAGATTCTAGCCCTCGAACTATAACTGGAACGTAAGTTCTCATAATTGGTTCAAGTTTTTTACCAAGTTTCCATTCATCAGAATTACCTGATGCTTTTAACTTTTCAGCAAACTCTGCAACCGGATCAGGTCGTCCATGAGTCATAGGAGAAAGATAATTTTTCTTTCCTAAATTGTAATGGAACAACAATTCATTGAACGGATTTTCCTTATTATATTGATAAGGTACTATTCGTACGATTTGTTTCCCAGGATCTGGTTTCCAAAGATTATTTTGCTTTGTAGTTTGTGATTGTAACTTGTTGAGTTTTGCTTTAATAGCGTCTAAATTAATTGCCATTTTTTATTCCTCCATTTTTAATTGTTATTAATTATACTTAATATATGAACTTTTATTCGTATATCCTAAGGATTTCTGAAAAAAGTTTGAAAAATTTTTATTTATTATTTTTTAATTTT